GTCAGGCTTTCATACCCGCGAAATAGGGAAAAGGGGCGAAACGCGACCCGCCGCGTTATAAAGTCGGCACGATAAGGGACTTTCCGGGGGTTTCCGTGGCGGGGCGACGACCGAAGCCGGCAGAGCTACGACGGATCGAGGGCAATCCGGGGAAGCGCCCGCTTCCGCGGCAGGTCGCGCTCCCGCTCTCCTCGGGACGATCTCCCCGGGATTTCGTCACCGGCGGTCGCGCGGTATGGGAACGGACTATCCGACCGCTCGCCGCCTACGGGCTCGTCCGGAAGGTCGACGAGGACGCCGGCCGGCTTATGGCGGGAGCGGTCGCCGATGCTCTCGAGGGCGACGATCGCGAGGAGCGGCTCGTAGAGCTACTGGCGAGCGCCGCTAACACGCTCGCCGGCGGGGATCTCGCCTCGATTCACCCGGAGCTAGCTCAGCGGCTCGTTAAGGCGCTCGAGGAGACCGCGAAAGCGATACAGCGGCTCGAGCCGATCTCCCGCCGTCGCTCGGAGGCGCGGCTCTGGCTCAGCGAATTTGGGCTCACTCCCGCGACCGCCGGGAAGGTCATACCCGCCGGAGCTCCCGAAGTCGCCGACCCGCTCGCTCGGTTCATCGAGGCTTCGGCTTGAACGATCGCCCCCGGACGCTCGCGGACGAGCTCCTAGGCGATCAGGACGCCGATACGAGTCGAGCTCCGATCCGCCTCGAGTGCGATCCCGGGTTAGATGGCGACGACGAACCCCCCCCCGCACCTCCCGCCGTCTGATCCCCTCGCCGCGTTCCGCGCCTACGTCGCGGGCGTGACGACCGGCGAGATCGTCTCCGCCGATTGCGTCCGGCTCGCGGTCGAACGTCACTCCCGCGACCTAGTCGACGGACCCGCTCGAGGGCTCCGGTTCGACGAGTCGGAGGCGGCGCGGGCGTGCTCGTTCTTCCCCTCGCTTCTCGTTCACTCTAAAGGGGAGTGGTCGGGGCAGCCGCTCGAGCTCGCGCCGTGGCAAGCGTTCTGCGTCGGGAGTCTATTTGGGTGGCGCCGCGCCGACGGCTCGAGGCGATTCCGGACGGGTTATATCGAGGTCGCGCGAAAAAACGGGAAGAGCACGCTGTCGGCGGGGATCGGTCTCTATATGCTGATCGCGGATCGCGAGCCGGGCGCGGAGGTCTATTCAGCGGCAACGACGCGCGAGCAGGCGAAAATCGTATGGCTCGAGGCGAAACGTATGGTGAAGAGCTCCCCGCACCTCTCGCGGCGGCTGCGATCGTTTGCGAGCTCGCTCGTCTTCGAGAACGGGTCATTCCAGCCGCTCTCGAGCGATTATAATAAGCTCGACGGGCTCAACGTACACGGCGCGATAGCGGACGAGGTCCACGCGTGGCCTAACCGCGACTTATGGGACGTTCTCGAGACGGGGACGGGCTCGAGGCGCCAGCCGCTACTCGTGGCGATTACGACCGCCGGCTCCGAGCTAACGTCTTTCTGCGGCTCGCAGCATGAATACTCCGAAGCGGTCGTCCGGACGACGATCGAGGACGACGGGCTATTTGCGTTCGTAGCGTCGCCGGGTCGTAACGAGGATTGGACGCTCGAGGCGACTTGGCAGAAGGCTAACCCTAATCTCGGGGTCTCGGTTAAGCGTGATTCGCTCGTTGAACAATGCGCCCGCGCGACCGCCGACCCGGCGGCGCAGAACGCTTTTAGGCGTCTCCGTCTTAATCAGTGGGTCTCGGCGGGCGATCGCTATATCGATCTGGGGCGGTGGGACCGCTGCGAGGGGACTCTCTCCCCGGCGGAGCTCGAGCTCTCGCGCGAGGGAGCGTCCGGCTATGCCGCGCTCGATCTCGCGGCTACGACCGACCTAGCCGCGTTGGTTATCGCGCTCGAGCCGGAAGATCCCGGAGACCCCTACGACCTAATCGTCCGCGCGTTCATGCCGGAGGCTCGAGCGTTCGACCCTAACGCGTCGAGGCTCGACGGCGTTCCCTATTCGGCGTGGGTCGAGCGGGGATGGATTATCGCGACGCCCGGAGAGGTTATCGACTACGGGTTCATCCGGGCGGAGCTCGAGCGACTCTCCGAGCGGTTCTCGCTCCGGGATATAGCGTTCGACCCGTGGAACGCCGCGGCGTTCGTGCATGAGCTCGAGACCGATCTCGGATTTTCGATGGTGCAAATGCGGCAGGGGTACGCAACGATGGGAGACCCGACGCGCCGGCTCCTCGATCTAATGCTAATGGGGAAGCTCCGTCACGCCGGCCACCCGGTTCTGCGCTGGGCGGCGGATAACCTCGTGATAATGGAAGATCCCGCCGGCAACCGGAAGCCGGACCGGAAGCGATCTCGCGGACGGATTGACCCTATCGTGGCGGCTATAATGGCGATCGATCGCGTTCTCAGAAACGAGGGGGGTCCGACCCGGTCACGGTACGACGACCCTATGCGGGGTATTCTCAGCCTGTGAACGCTCGAGCTCTCGCGGCCGACGTGTTTTTCGTAGCGGGGGCTGCCGCGTTCGTCTATGGTGCGTCCGCAATCTACCCGCCGGCCGGTTGGATAGCGGGGGGGGTTCTGTCGATGGGGTTCGCTTGGACGGTCTCGCGGAGCGCCTAGCGTGCTCCTCGATCTAATCCGACGCGGGGACGCCGAGACCCGATCAGGGCTCCCGACGAACGTCCGTCAATGGCGGACGCTCCTCGGATTAGGCGTGCAAACGGCGTCCGGCGCTAGGGTGAACGAGGATAGCTCGCTCGCGCTGGGGACCGTTTACGCGTGCGTCAAATTCTTGTCGATGCAGCTCGCCGCGCTCCCGGTTCACGTCTATCGCCAGTCGGGCCGGGGGCGCGAGCGGGTTCACGATCACCCGCTCGACCGGATTCTGTCGGTTAACGCTAACCCGCGGCAGACGGCTTTCGACGCGATGCAGTTTCTAGGCGCGTCGCTCTTTCTGCGCGGGAACGGCGTCGCGTTCGTCCAGCGAGACGTTTCAGGGCGGCTCCTATCGATATTCCCTCTCCGGTGGGATCACCTCGAGCCGCGGCTCGACGACCGCGGTCTATCGTTCGTGCATACGCCGCCGAGTGGCGACGCGTCGGAGCTACTACCGGGCAGCTATATGTTCGTCCACGGGCTCAGTCTCGACGGCGTGCTCGGATTGTCGCCGATCTCCGCTCAACGGGAGTCCGTCGGATACGGGCTCGCGTTGCAGGATTATCATTCGAGGTTCTTCTCTAATTCGGCGTCCCCCCGCGGCGCTCTCACGATGGAGGGAAGTCTAGGCGGAGGAGACCCGGAGCTAGCCGAGGCGGCGATTACGCGCCTCCGTACTCAATTCGAGGCGCTCTATAGTGGGACGGAGAACGCTCACCGGGTCGCGATTCTCGAGGAGGGGCTTAAGTGGGAACAGATTGGAATTAATCCAAAGGACGCGGATTTTCTGGACTCTCGGAAATTCAATCGCTCGGAGATCGCCGGTTGGTTTGGAATCCCCCCGCACCTTATCGGCGATCTCGAGAAGGGCTCATTCTCGAACGTAGAAACGCAATCGCTCGAGTTTGTTCTCTATCACTTTCTGCCGTGGCTCCGGCTAGTCGAACAGGCGATCGTCCGCGATCTTCTGACGGAGGAGGAGCGCGACTCCGGGCTGTTCGTTCGCTTCGTGGTCGAGGGGCTTCTCCGGGCGGACTCGAAGAGCCGCGCGGAATTTTATACAAGCGGAATCACGGCCGGCTGGCTCTCGAGAAACGAGGTCCGAGAAAAGGAAAACCTCAACCCGCTGCCGGGCGGCGACGATCTTCTCGTCCCCCTCAATATGGCTCGAGTCGACGCGGCGACCGGAGAGGTTATCCAGCCGACCCCCTCCGGTCCGGCTCCGTCCGGCGTCGCCGGCGCGGCGCTCGTCCGGAGCTCGACGCCCGCGCTCGAGGTTCGCGCCCGAAGCGAGCGGACGAAGATCGCGCGCTCGTTCGTTCCGTTGATTGAAGACGTGGTCGGTAGGATTATCCGCGCCGAGGAGCGCCGCCTCGAGAAGATTCTCGCCGCGACGCTTCCGGAGGCGCGCGGCGCCGCCGATCCGCAGCTAGTCGCGTTCCTCGCCGCGATCGAGGAGCTACACGCCGAGGACGGAGAATTCCGGGGATGGATTATCTCCAAGCTACGCCCGAACGTCCGGGCGCTGGGCGGCGCGATATTCGAGGCGAGCTCTGGCGAGCTCGAAACGCCCCCGGGCTCCGACGGGCTCGCTGATTTCCTCGAGGGCGTCGCCGCCGCGTTCGCGGCTCGTTATGCGATCGGCTCTCTCCGGGGGCTCGAGGCTGCCGCTCACGCTCGCCCGGACGCCCCCGCCGCGGGGGTTCGCGCTCTCCTTGAAAAGTGGAAGGCGGAGCGACCCGGACGTGTGGCGCAGAAGGAAACCGTTCAGCAAAGCCGCGCGGCAGCTCGAGAGGCGTTCCGCCGCGGAGGGCATACGGCGCTCCGGTGGCGCGCGACCGGCGAAAATTGTCCGTTCTGTCAGCGGCTCGACGGTCGCATAGTCGCGATCGACGGGGGTAGCTTCGTGAACGCCGGCGAGACGTTCGAGGCGGAGGGCCGCTCTCCGATTACGCCGCCGACGTTTATCGGCCACCCGCCGCTGCACCGGGGATGCGATTGCGAGATCGATCCGGCCTAGCCGGGCCGAGGAGGGTTTCAATATGCAGGATTTCGAGGCGATGCTAGAGGCGCTATCAATCCGCCGCAGGGCGGAGGGCCGCCGCGTGGTCGACATTGGCGGAGACCGCGTCGAAATCCGCGCTATCCCCGCCGCCGCCTCCGGACTCGAGCTCCGCGATCTCGACGGCGCGGGGGGGCCGCGTATCACCGGACACGCCGCCGTCTACGACGTGGAAACCGAGCTATTTCCAGGATTCCGTGAGGTCGTCCGACCCGGCGCGTTCGCGAAATCGCTCCGACGCGGCGAGGAGGTTCAAGCGCTGTGGAATCATAACCCGCTCTATCTTCTCGGCTCCTCGCTCAAGGCGACCGGCGAGGGGTCTCTCCGGGTTCGAGAAGACGATCACGGGCTATTCTTCTCGCTCGACCCCCTCAATACGCCGACCGTTGAGGATCTCGTTATCGCGCCGCTGCGGGCGGGGATTCTGCGGGGCGCGTCGTTCGGTTTCAAGGCGACGCGAGCTCCGCAGACGACCCGGGGAAATCACGTTCTGCGCGAGATCCGCGAGGCGGATCTCGTGGACGTCTCGCCGGTTTCGCAGCCGGCGTACCCGGAAGCGTCCCTAATGCTTAACGATTCCAGGTCGCAAGCGTTCGCCGCCGCGCTCGAGGCGCGGGGGGTTTCGCGCGCTGATCTAATCAGTATCCTTTCCGAGCTACCGGCGTCGCCACCTTCCCCTATTGGAAACCGAGCGACCCCCCGGCGCGATCTTCTCGAGCGAGCGCTCGAGCTCTCGATCGTTTGAACGGACCGCCAGCTAGCGTCGCGCGGAGAGGTCTCCGAACGTGACGAGGTCGGCACAATAGGGGCGCCCCCCGGCTACGGGACGGCGCTCGAGGGGAAACAATGCGAACGCTTATCGAATTGCGAGCCCGCCGGGCGGAGCTCACGGCGGGGTTGAAGGCTCTTCTCGAGCTCGCGAAGACGGAGGACCGCGATCTCTCCGACGAGGAGCGGTCGAAGTGGGACGCTGCGGACGTCGAAATCAAGTCGCTAGAGGACGCAATCACGCGTGGCGAGCGGGTCGCGGAGCTCGAGCTCCGGAACGCCGCTCCCGCGGCGACGCCCCCGGCGCCGTCGATGAATCCCCCGCGGCAGACGGCGCCGGCTTTTCACCAGAAGGAAACCCGCGCCTACTCTCTGATGAATCTCTTTCAGGCGATGAAGTCGCAAGATCCCCGGCTCTGTACCGTCGAACGCCGCGCGTCCGACGAGCTCGCGGAGAGGCTGGGAAAGACTCCCGAGGGGGTGTTCGTACCCTACGAGGCTCTCCTCCCGCGCCGTGCGAGGGAAACCCGGGATATCACCAAGGGGACGACCGGCGCGGCGATGGTGGGCACCGATCTTCTGCCGCAGGAGTTTATCGAGCTCCTGCGGAACGAGTCCGTGGTCGTCAAGGCGGGCGCCCGCGTTGTCGACGGGCTCGTTGGGGACGTCGATATGCCGCGGCAGATCGCCGCAGCCGCCGCGACGTGGCGAACGACCGAAACGGAGGCGACGCCGACCGATACGACGTGGAACACGGACACGGTCTCGCTCTCCCCGAAAACCGTCTCGATCCGCGTCGATATCACCCGGAAGATGCTCAAGCAGAGCTCGCCGGGAATCGAGGAGGTCGTCCGCACCGACATTCGGGAGTCGATCGGGCTCGCGGTCGATTCGGCGGCAATCAACGGTACGGGCGCGTCCGGGCAGCCGACCGGGATCGTAAACACGGCGGGCGTCGGCCAGCCGGGTCTACTGACGGCTCCGACGTGGGCCGACGTGGTGGAATTCGAGACCGATCTCGCGGCGGCGAACGCGCTCCGTGGGTCGCTCTCCTATGTCATCAATGCGACGCACCTCGGGCTGCTCAAAACGACGCTGCGCGACGCCGGCTCCGGCTTGTTCCTGATGGACGGGAACGGTCAGACGAACGGCTACCCGACCGCGGTCTCCGAGCAGGTCGCCGCCTCGGAGGGAATGATCTTCGGAAATTGGCGCGAGCTCCTGATCGGTCTGTGGGGCGTGCTCGACGTCTTCGGCGATCAATTCACGCTCGGAGACGCCGGCGGTCTCGTGGTGCGCGGATTTCAGGACATGGACGTCGCGGTTCGGCACGCGGCTAGCTTCTCCGTGGGCGATACGACCGCCTAGGATCGAGCAGGGCTCGCCCCCCGCGCCCCCGCCGACCGATAGGCGTCCGGACGCGGGGGGCACCTCTCCGTTCGATCTACATACCCGAGGAGGCTTTCGACGTGAGACTCAGAATTCTAAGGCGCTGCCGGCTCAACGACGGATCGACCGCGATCCCCGGAGACGTGGTCGAAGTCACCCGGGACGTCGGCTCTCGGCTATGCAGCTCGAATAAGGCGGAGGCGATCTATCCCGAGGAGCCGCCACGCGGCGCGCCGTCCGCGGAGACCGCTGCGAAGTCTCCCCCGGAGACCGCGGCGAAGCCGCCCGCGACGGCTTCCGGCTCGAGCCGCTCGAGCTCGGGCAAGGTCTCGAGCTCCGGGGGCTAGTCCGTGGCGGCTAGCCTACTTACGACGCTCGCGGACGTTAAGACGTTCGAGGGGATAACGGGCGCCGGAGACGACGCTCTACTGACGACGCTAGTAGCCGGCGTCTCGGATCGTATGGGCGATTGGATGCGCCGCGAGATCCTTTCGACCGCGTACACGGTCGAGGTCCACGACGCTCGCGGCTTCCCCGCGCTCGTTCTGCGTCACCGGCCGATTGTCTCCGTGGAGGAGGTCCGTATCGAGGGGGTCGCGATCGCCGCCGCGACCTATCAGGCGGACGCCGCCTCGGGGATTCTCTATCGCAGGGCCGCGTCGGACCCCTATTCCGAGGACGTTTGGCCGTGGGGCTCCCGGACGATCGAGGTCGACTACACGGCAGGCTTCGCGACCGTACCCGCCTCGCTAGGGCTCGCCGCTACCAAGCAAGTCGCGTTTGAATTCGCGATGAGGGGGCATCGAATCCGGGACCGTGGGACCGTGCTCGAGGGGGGTTCTGCTCAGTATCTAACGGGACCGTGGGCGCCCGGCGTGCTTGACGTAATGCAGCGTTATCGGCTGCCGAGTATTCTCTAACCGTGGCGCTCCGAACGACCGTAACGCTCCGCGGCGATCGAGAATACGTCGCCGCGTTGACGTCTCTTCAAGCCCCCGCCGTCGACCGCGTCTATCGAGCCGCGCTCAAGGCGGCGGCGAAAGAGGTACAAGAGCGGACGCGGACGCGTTATCTATCGGGTCAGGTTCTCCGCGTGATTACCGGCGAGCTCCGCCGGTCTATCGAAATCGACTCTCGCGATCTCCCCCGCGCTATCGAGATCGGCTCTAAGCTCGAGCAGGCCGGTCCGCTCCACTTTGGGTGGCGAGCTCACGGTCTCGAGCCGCGCCCGTTCCTATCCCCCGCGCTCGACTCCGTTACGCCGAAGCTCGCCGACTATTTCGTAGAGGCGCTCGAGGCTCAGACGGAGAAGGCGCGGAAGGTATGAGTGCCGCGGGCGCGGTTATGGACGCGCTTAACGCGATCGCGGTCGCCGCGGTTGTCGGGCTCGTTGCAGAGAGGGGAATCCGCCTACCGGACGACTTGACGACCGACGAGCTCCCGCACCTATTCGCGACCCCCTCCGGCGCCGCGCCGCTCGAGGTCGTCGCGCTCCTCCCGCATCAACAAGAGGGGGTAACGTATACGGTCGTTCTCGTGCTCGTCACGGTCTCCGAGACCCAAGAGGAGACGCTCGCCCGGGTCGATCTAATCCGGGACGCGATCCGCGCCGACCGGAGTCTCGGCGGGATCGTTCAAGCCGCTTTCGTGTCGGAGGTCGAGCTCGTCGAACACCCGGACACGCCGATTAAGACGGCCGCGCTCGTGGTGACGGCTTCGCAGGAGGTCGCTTAGGCTATGCCGGTCGACGTTAAAGGGCTGCTCTCGATCGTTTCGGATTTCGTACCCGTCTGCGAGTCGGGCGGCTTCGTCGATAACCGTCTCCCGATCGGCGAAGTGTATGCGAACGGCTCGAGCTCGATATTCATGCTTTGGTTTATCGATCTCTTCGTGACGGACTCCGATCATAAGTCGAGGTTCATGCGATCGCTTAGGGAGGTCGACGGCTTCGCCGCGGACGTAGCGAAGCGCTACCGGGACCGGACAGGCGAGCCGCTTCATATCCCGCCGGATTTCGTGGACGAGCTCAAGCGGAGGATTATCCGGGGCTATTTTCCCGGCGTCGACGAAATAGTGCGGGAAGCTAAACACGGGCAGCCGGCTAGAGCGGCTGCGGCGATGCTTAAGACGGTGGATGTGGACTCATGGCGCAAGAGATTCTAATAATCGAGACGTCTCCGCGCGGAGGCGAGGGTTTCACGGCGCGGGCGCTGTTTTTATATCCGCTCTCGCCGCAGCTCGAGACGTTCGGGGGGCTCGTGATAGTCCCTACCCCCTCGAGCTCTCTACCGTCGGAGCTCTCTCCGCTCAATCTTCTAACGCCCGCGGAGCTCTCTGCGCTCGACGACGGGTCCGCCGCGTTCGAGATCGCCGCGGTCTATATCCCGGAGGTCGCCGACCTAGCGGACGCGGCGGCGCGCGTCCAGAAAGCCTACGCCGGGAGCTCGTTTGTAAGCGATCTACGGCGCCGGCTCGCGTTTACCGGGCGACGGCTTAACAAGCCGGTTGGGAGCTAGCCGTGGCGATCGCGTACAAGGCAACCGTTACGGAGTCTGCGATCGCGATAGGCGCGTCGTCGACGTGGCACGAGCTCGAGCCGAAAGAATCAGCTCACGTCCAATTCTCCCGGGACGCGGGGACGGGGACGCTCGATACTATGATCCTCTCCGTATACGCGTCGACGGACGGCGGGACTACGGTCGACACGGTCCCTATCGCGGAATGGTGGGTCGCGCCCGGAACGCCTATGCCGAAGGGGAGTTTCGTTATCGCGGGCGTGAAATTCTTTCGCGTAACTATGACGCGGAACGGAGCGACGGACCCGATAACCGTTACGCTCCGGTTCGCGCTCGATGGTGGCATCGCGTGACGCTCGCCGCCCGGCGCGACAAGCCTATCCGGGGCTATCACGGCGCACCCGACCCGGCGACGCGTTTGACCTACCGCGACGTGGTTTTCCGGGCTCCGTTCGACGACCCTAACACGCCGCGAGCTCGTGATTTCGTTTCGGGGATTCGAGCGACCTACACGACCGCCGCCGGCGGGACGATCTCCGTCGGCGGGTCGACCCGAGGGCTCTCGCTCCGGGTCAATAATCCCGTCTCGGCGACTGGCGGGCCGAATCTCGAGTGGGCTCTCCCGGTGCCTAGGACGTTCACGACTCTATCGGTCGCGCTGTTCGCGTCGTTCAATCCCGCTCACTCGAGCAACGACTACAAAGAGATAGTGACGTGGCCGGGGACGCGTCCGGTAGTTCTCTCCTATAACCCGGCGCTCTCTAATCTCAAAGTGCAAGGCGGCGGCGCGGCGGGGCTTCTCACGCTGACAGCCGACGAGGTTGCCGAGTTTCATAGCTTCGGACTATCGCTCGCGGTGCATATTGGGGCGCCGTTCCTAGCGTTGTCTGTTAACGGCGTCGTCCGTTTGTTTATCGGCGGGGTTTCTTCGGTTCTCGTAACGGCGCCGCTCAAGCTATTGGGGAATTCTGGGAATAAGGCGCGGACGAAATTCTCCGGCGCGATCTCCTATCTCGAGATGCACGAGACCTACTTCCGTGACGGAGCGCTCGAGCTATTCCGGTCGGACCCGTTTAGGTTCTACCGCGGCGATCAGTCGGACGTTCTCGAGGTTATCCTCCTCTCGCTGATCGATGCAGTAGCGGAGATCGCGATAGCCGCCGTTCCCGGGCTAGTAGTTACGCGTGGCGCGATCCTTCCGGAGGATCTAACCGCGGACGAGCTCCCGCACCTATTCATGGCGCCCGGACCGGCGTTCGAGACTGTCGCGCTCGCGGCGCACCAGCAAGAGCGGAGAACCTACACGATCCCGATGGGGCTCGTGACGCGCGGCGAGACTCAGGAGGCGACGCTCGACAAGCTCGACGCGATCCGCGAGGGAATCCGCGCGGACAGGACGATCGGCGGTCGCGTTCAATCCGCGTTTATTAAAGAGCTCGATCTAATCGAACGCGTCGGGGTGTCGGAGCGTTTCGGGGCTCTCGTTCTCGAGGCGGTCGAGGAGCGCGACTAGTATGGCGACGCCGGCCGATCTTCTCGCGCAGATAGCCGCAGCCGTCGAGGCTCAGGTCTCCGGCGCGGTCCGTCTCGCGAGCGACTACCGAGACGATCTCGAGCCGATCCCCGCCGGCGCGACCCGCTATCAGGTCCGCGGCGGTCCGTCCGGGCGCGACTCTGATAGTAATGAGACCCGGACGGTAGAATCTGTCGAGGTCTCGCTGCACCACGCGCTATCCGGCGCGGAGCGGGTATATACCGAAGGGGCCATGCAATCGGACGTAGCCGCGCTGATCGCGCTGTCGTTCTGGCGCGGTCTCGCTGCGGTCGCGGAGGTTATCGAGCCCCCCGGCTATGAAGTCGAACGGGAGGCGCTCGTGGTTTCGGTCACGGTCTCGGTAGAGGTTTCAATCACTCCGTAGGGGTGGGGAGGGTAGGGCTATGGCGAAGGTAGGTTTCGATATCGCGGTCGCGTTCGCGCCGCAGAGCGCCGAGGGCGTCTACGATACGACGCTCGGCGCCGTGACGACGTCGCTATCTGGCGACCCGGACGGCGTCGACGAGGGGCTTCTCCTGGGAGACCCGGGCAGCGGAATCGCCGAGAGCGGGCTCGATTTTACGGTAGGACGCGCGAGCGTCGATAAGGCTCCGTTCTCGGGGTCGTTCTCTCGACCGCTCTCGGACTTTCTCAAGGCGGAGGTTCGCTCGTTCTCGTACTCGTTCCCGTTCGTCGGGAATCGGGGGCTAACGACCGGCGCGCCGATCGACGCGGATTTTCAACCGCTTCGCGGCGTCGAGGCTCTTTTGAACGGCGCCGGTCTGGTCGGCGCGGCGTGGGGCGCGGGCGTCGGATGGACTTTCTCGTTCGGCTCTCCGTTCCCGTTCTCGGCGCTCGTCTACTATTTCGGAAACCGCCTCGAGCTCCTCGATTGCCGGTGCGCTTCGCTCGGGATCGCCTACACGCCCGGGGGGCTCGCGATCGCGACGGCGGAGATTGTAGTCGGCTCGATCGCCGACCCGGCGGGTAAGGGGTTCGCCCCCGCAGCAATCCCGTCGACGCTCGCCTATGGAGCTCAGGCGACGGTCTCGAGTCCGACCGTCGAAACGGTCGGTCATACTTGGCAGGACTTGAAGGGGTTTCAATCGCTAGAGCTCACGATCACGCCGGCAATCGATGATATTCCGGACTCGAATCAAGT